GAAGTCATCGAACGCATCCCGAAGTTTAATTAAAAACAACGGGATGCGAATTTTCATTTGGTGTGACTCAAACTATGCGACGTTGAGACGCTTGCGACGCTTCCAGTTAAGACCGATCATACCGAAACAAGCTGCGATGATGCCGGGGATTCCTGCACCAACGATTGGTCCGGGTACTGCTACTGCCGTTTGTGAGAAGAAGACAAAGCTGTCCGCTCCGTCGTTAGTTGTCATGCAACCAGGACCATTGAAGGTCTGAGCGCCATCGACGCCGCAGCCAAGAATGGCACTGAGTCCGACTGTGAAGTTGTCTGAGCCTGCCATTGCCCGTATAGTATTGAACTCGGCACGTTGTATAGCGTCGAGTTCGAAATCGAAGATAGCATTGCCATTGCCTTGTTGTAGGGCAAGGATTGCCGCTGAGAAGTTAAGCGGGTTCGCTAAGCTAAAAGAGCCAAGTGCAGTTCCAGAGCCATTCCAAATGGTAAGCCGCATGGCGTCGAGTGTGATGCCGGTGCCGCCAGTTTGGTTTGAGTTGAACCCGATCCCGACATTGAATCCGGTGTTCCAGTTTAGTGAGCCCAGAGTAGGGGTGCCACCTTTGTCGGCTCCGCTGATGGCTTCGTCTTGTAGAACGTTACCGAACAGATGGGCGCCGAATTCGATGCCGTTGTTTTGGAGAGTCAAGGCTCGGTTGACGTTACCGAATCCTGATGCACCGACATCGACGAACGAGCCTAGTATGTCGCCTGCTCCGAACAGGATAATGTCAGCCTTAACTGGCTCCCCCGCGAGAGCAAGTAGAGCTGCAGTAGTAAGAAGTAGCTTCTTCATTTGATTTAGTTCCTATGTAGAGATAGTTGCGGTTTGAAAGTTTGAGTCAAACTGTTCGCCTGTATCGTCTGTGATTTACTGAGTTGGCGCCTCCTGGGTTAGTGTGGGGGGGATGTTCGTTATGGGTTTGACTCACACGTAAAAAATTAAAAAGAACAAAACGTGAACGGGAATGTCTCGCCGGGCGTGATGTTGACTTACTGGTATCCCCTTGGGGCTACGCCGATAACAGATATCACATTAGTCAATAGTATCCCATATAATACAAGACTTGTCAAGTGTTATTTTCTACCTGCGACGATATGTCGCACCTTACAAGTTTTTCAAGCTCTCTCCGGCTTCGGAGAGCTTCGTCGCGGTTCACGTTTTGTTCTCTGTTCATGTTCTGTTCACGGTGTATATCATGCGACAATATGTCGCAGTTTGACTCATACTTTTAGGAATAAATAGCTTGACATAGGATTAAATTCGTAGTATAATTGGGTGTTAAATGGATGAATTTGGTGCTGTCGTCCGCCAAAAGGCTACTGTGACTGGTGTTCCTCCCTGTAGTCGCCCGTTTAACCGGCTCGATCGACCCTTCGCCTGGTCGGTCGAGCACCGCTTTTGGAAGGCCCCGACTCGGTTTGAGTCAAACTATGGAGTAATGAAATGACACAACCTTTTCTCGCTTTGATTACGCCGTTGGCTCAGGGGCCATCTGGTCCGGTCGATCCTGGTTACAATCCGCCAGGTATTGGTGGTCCTGGAAGTGGTCTACGGCCGACGCATCCGATTGCTCCTGGTGGTGGTGGTAATTGGGGTCAAGCTGGCGATCCCGGTTATGGTATTCCTGAAAGGCCAGTCGATCCGGGTTATGGTGTGCCGATTGGCGGTAGGCCAGTTCCTACACCGCCGATTTACATTCCGCCGGAAGGTTCGCAGCCGCCACTTGGGATATGGGGAGGCCCATACGATCCGCCCCATCCGACACACCCAATAGTGCTGCCGCCGAATCTACCGCCAACTATTCCGCCAGCGGGTGGACAGCCGGAGCGTAGGATCGAATGGAAGACGGCCTGGACTCCGGTAACGGGTTGGGTCGTGATCGGTATTCCGAACGAAGGTACTTTAGTGCCGACGCCGTCTGCCACAGGACCAGCCCCAGGACCAGTAAGGCGGTAACCAGCACAGTGTGAGTCAAACCATCGACACGGTGTAAGTCAAGCCAACGGAGAAGACAAATGGAAGCGCCTGCTGCAAGACATGAGCCAGATGAAGTTATTGGGAACGTGTTCGAGCCACACGGAGGGCCAACAACCGACTCGCGGCGATACGACTTGGATCGCAGTGCTCAACTTGCGACTCACCTAAGGGTGGAGCAAGAGAAAGTCGATGCTGAAAACATGAAGCGACATTTGGAAACGTTCCCCGAGGAAGAGCGTGAGGCCGAACTGGCGCGGTACACTGAGGAACGCGAGCAAATGAGACTTGCGGCGGCAGAAGAAAAGGCGGCACAAGGGAAGGTGCGTGATCCGGCGACGATTCCATGGCACGTGGCTCCGCCGGTGGAGGAAGTAGTCGATCCGAATGCTCCGAATGATCCGAATGATCCAAACGCTCAGGCTGGATTCTTTGGTCAACCTCCACCGCCACCAGAGGAACCATCGCAACGTAGAGGAAGGAAGGCGCAGCATGACTATTAGCGCGGTTGCCAACGTCAAGGGTGGATTGTTCGGTGATTCGTTTGGCCTTGTGCAATTGACGCAAGTCAGCGGACGAGGCTCGACCCGTAACAACATCTCAAGGCGATTTGGACGGCAGACAATGTTGCCGCTTCGCCAAATTTTACGTGCGTTGGATGGTGTTGCTCCGGGTGCGACTGCAACGAAACAATTTCCGACGATCGATCCATCGGTTGAACTTGGTGGTAAGCGTTCGATTACCAATAACTATCTGGTCAATCGGGCAACGACAGCCGCCGACCAAACCGAGACGCTGAACGACTTGCTGACATATTCGACGCGGACAACGTTTGGTGCAAACCCGCCGCCGAATAAGGATGGAAGTCCATTCGGTCGGTGAAACGACCGTTAGCAGTGTGAGTCAAACCAATGAGAGGAAACGCCATGAGTCTTCTCAACATCTTGTACTGGCTCTGCCTGTTCCTGATGATTATATTCGGGGGTGTTACGTATTACCCTCGATTAAATCAGCCAGGGGGTTTGGGTTGGGGTATCGGTGGCGGCTTCCTCTTGTTTGTGATGCTCGTCATCATTGGCTTACGTGTGTTCCCGATATCGATGACATAGGAAGCTAAATCGATGACGACAAAACCAAAAAAGCCATTGAGGACTGTTGCGGCAAAACAGCCTTCAATCGGGGTGCGGGAGTCTTCAACAACCCCAGTCTCCCGTACTCTCGCTATCGATGGCGATCCATACGTGACCGCCGAAGGTCGAGTCATTCAACCGGAACGTATGTTTGCACGACCGGAAGCAGATGCCAAGACCGAATCCAAGGCGAAGGCTTATCGGCCGGTAAGGAAACGGACGATCAAGGAACTACCAGGCCAGCCGAATATCCTGAAAGGGATTGCGGTTGTTTTCGTGTATACGGTATTTGGTTTGTCTGATCGAGAGATCGCCGAACTACTTACCCTTACAGTGCATGACGTGAGATCGATACGGAGCCATGCAGCCTATGCCGAAACTTTTGATATCGTGTCCAACGAGTTTGTTAACGCAAGATCGAAACTCTTGTCGGCACGGATCGCATCATACGCCGACGCTGCGTTGGACACCGTTCACGATGTTATGGTCAACGGCACAAAGGAGTCGAACAAACTTCGTGCTGGTATTGATATATTGGATCGTGCTGGTGTTCGACCGAAGGATGAAGCTGCGCGAGTGAATCAGCAGCAGAACGAATTGCGTATCGTTATCATGAAAGGTGATGATACGCATATCGAGGTCAACGGAATCTCCGTTGATGACAGTACGTAGTGTGAGTCAAACCGAAAGGAGTAAGTGTCATGTCTGGAAACACACAGCGAACGAAAGGGGGTCACGTACAGTGCTACGTGCTAACTGAAGGTGCAGTCTTCGAGAAGTTTAAGTATGACCCGGAGACATCTATCGATCATAGCGATGACGACTACCAAGCTGCCGCTGTCGGCGACAAGGTACTGCTAACAGGCGAAGAGTTTGCAGCATTACGGGCCGGTGGCATCGATTTGATTCTCGTCGATGACGCCCCAACGGAGTAAATGAAATGACGTTTGTAACAGACAAGAGCGGGAATAATCCGAAGGACTTGCCGTGGGATCACTTCAACCGTAGCGGTGGTGGTGCTCCTGCGGCCGTCGTCCCCATGTATGCTGGTGAGCGGTACCTTGACTCAACTGCCGGAGTTGTGTACCAGGCAATGAGTCCGCTAGCCAATTCATGGCAAGTTGTTACCAACGTCCGTCGCTAGGTGTGAGTCACACCAGGAACCAAACTTATGCCTAACTACAAACTCATCGAAGGTTCTGTGCAGTATCGGTTCCACATGAGCCGAGCGCGCGTACAGATTTTTGGTGGGGCGTTTGCGAATGGTAAGACCGCAGCGTTGTCAGTGAAGGCACTTAAGCTGGTCAAGGACTATCCAGGTTCCAATGGCCTGCTAGCTCGTGAAACATATCCTAAACTCAACGACACACTTCGTAGAGAGTTTTTCAAATGGTGTCCCGCATCGTGGATCAAAAAGAAACCAACACAAGAGGATAACACTTGCTATATGCACAACGGGAGTATCGTAAATTTCCGTTACATATCGCAGCGTGGACGTTCTCGAGATGACGGGAGTTCAACGAGCAATCTTCTTTCTGCTACATACGACTGGATTGGGGTCGATCAGGTTGAAGACCCAGGGATCATACATAAGGACTTCTTAGATTTGTTAGGCCGTTTACGCGGCGACACGCCTTACCAATCCGATGAAGACGACGAGTCGATGCCATCAAGTGGCCCGCAGTGGGTTATGCTCACAGCGAATCCATCACATAATTGGTTCTATAAAGAACTTGTGCAACCGTATTTGTTGTGGCTGAAAACCGGACAGCGCACTGAAAAGCTACTTGTATATGAAGATACGAAATTACCAATTCTGGAATTATTCGAAAGTGATACGTATGCTAATAAGAGTAACCTTAGCGATGACTACATCAGAACCCTTGAAGCGACATTCAAGGGTCAAATGCGTGACCGCTATCTACTTGGCAAATGGGTAGCGTTCGAGGGTCTTGTCCATCCAGACTATGACCACGTGACTCATACTCTCACACGCAAAGATGCTGAACACTATTTAGCAGATTGCCTTCTGCATCACGTCCAGGTGCAAGTTATCGAGGCGTACGACTTTGGTATCGTGTCACCAAGTTGTTATCTGCTGGCTTTCGTGGACCATATGGGTCGAGTAATAGTGCTCGACGGTTACTACAAGACGGACTTTTCATATGACAAACAGCCCGATGAAATTAGGCGCATCCGAGCCAAATACTCAGGAATGCTTATGTTTAACGGACGCATTCACGCAGACCCAGCTATTTTTAAAAAGGTTGTTGTCGCAGGACTGCGGGAGACAGGCAGCACTATCGCTAAGTTGTTCGAGGAGATGGGACTGTGGATGCGGCCGGCAAGTAACGATATTGTTACAGGTATCGCCAAAGTAAACTCGTATCTGAATGGCCGGAAGGGAATACCGCATATCATCACCGGCGAAGACCCTGGGCCATTGATTTATTTTTGTGACGATTTGCCTTTTATTCAGGATGAATTCAATACGTATTACTGGAAACAAAACCCATTGGGTCAGCGTATCGACGAGCCAGCCGACACGAACGATCATGCAATGAATACGTTGAAATACATGCTTTCGTATTTGCCAGACGTGAGCAAAATCGTGACGCCGAAAGAAGCATTGCCTAAGAAATGGATGCAATGGCATGAAGTAGAAATGGGCGATAGGTCATCGGGAGCGTGAAGTCTTGCCCTCGCGAAGGCGGGGGTCGGCGAAACCCCTCAGTGTGAGTCAAACTCATGTCAGATTTTTATGATCGTGGCGATGATTTAGGTCCGACCGGAGTCGATGCAACTGACGTGTTCAACGTTGACACGAATGATGTTGGCGATCAAGGTGTTGCGAAGTCAACGGAACCGGCGCCAGTTTATCGTATTTACGAAGGTAGTCGTATCGCAATAAGCTCTTCCGTTGGTAAGTTGTGGGAGAAAAAGGTTACTGCTGCTATCGCTGCATACGAACAAGTTGTGATCATTTGGGATGAAGTGTTTAAGTATTACAATAACAATCAGAACAAGTCCATCGAGTCCACACGCGGACTGTTTAAGCGTGGTGACGGCACGGAAAACATTATGTTTTCCAATCTTAACATTATGTTGCCTGCGGTTTACAGCAAAAATCCCGATGTCACATGTAGTACAATCGACGAAGTTGAAGAACCATTTACCAAGTCGCTCGAAAAAGTTCTCAATACTCTTATTCGAGGTCAAAACGGTCTTAATGCGAAGCCCAAGATTAAGAAGGCCGTTGGTGTCGGTTTGCTTACCAATTTTGGCGTTCTGAAACTTGACTGGACGAAGAAAAACGACTCGCGGGAGATTGCTGTTCAACAGATGCAATCGTTAACAGACGAACTTGCATCGGCGAAAACTCAAGAACAAGTCGAACTGATCTACGGCAAGCTTGAAGCACTTGAACTATCAATGGAAGTACTGAAACCATCCGGCCCGTCGCTTTGTAATGTGCTTCCGCATAATCTTATCATCGATCCATATGCTGAACAGCAAGATGGCAGCGACGCGGATTGGATGGCTGAACGTTGTTTCTTGTCCACAGCGATGTTGACAGAGCGTTACACTATACCGGACCCAGCGACTCGGAATGACTCAAACTCGAATAACCTTGTCGGCAACGATGGCGGTATCAAGGAAACGTCTGCAGGCGCACGTACATTGGTTTATAAGCCGACGCATAAGGCTGCATTTAACACGGCAGATGGACGGCGTGATGACGGACTCGGTTTAGTCTTACAAGCTATCGAATCAGGGTCACAGTCAACGCATCATACCGACGACGAGCGCACGGCCTATCTCAACATGTATACGACCGAGTGTTATATTGTATGGGACAAGGTGGCACGTCGCGTTATGCTATTTCAGCGTGACGATTGGTCGTGGCCGTTGTGGGTATGGGACGATCCATTGGTGATCAGTCGATTTTTCCCGTATTTCATTATCGGTTACACGATGTCCACCGGCGGCACGGTCGCTGTAGGCGAAACTGCATACTACATGGATCAACAAGATGCGATCAATGACATCAATCGCAAAATGAAGCGAATGCGAACGTCTGTGTTCGACTACTTTCTATATAACTCAGACATGGTGGACAGTGACCAAATCGAAAAGCTCATCAACGCCGTCCGCGGTGAAGGGTCAGGTGACGCGAAACATGTTATTGGTGTCAAAGCGGGCGAGAAGAAGGTCAGTGATCTTATTGAACCAATCGTTCCGCGGATGGATCAGTACAAGGAGTTATTTGACAAGCAGAGCCTCCTTGATGCTATCAATCGAATTACGAATACGTCTGATGCGCTTAGAGGCGTACAATTTAAAACCAACACGAACGAAGACGCTGTTAATACCTACCAAGAGTCCATGAAGCTTTCTGTCGGCGCGAAGGTCGATGTCGTCGAAGACGTAGTGGCTGCAATTGCACATTCGCTTGCTGAGCTGAGTGTTCAAAACCTAACGCAAGACGATGTGGTCAATCTCGTCGGACCTACCTTTGCGCTTGCATGGCGTCAAATGTCAATGGTGGAATTTAATGGGCGATACAGCGTTGAAATCGTGGCTGGGTCGATGGAAAAACCCAACAGTGTATTCAAGAAAAAGGAAGCTGTGCAGATCGCTCAAGCCGTGGGTCAGTTTGCGCAAGCGGCTCCCGGAGCGACGCTTCAAATTATGCTTCGAGTATTGGAGCAAGCGTTTACGGAAGTTGTTATCAAGCCCGAAGACTGGCAGGCCATTACTCAGGAAATGCAAGCCAAGACCGCTCAAGGCGTAGGCGCGCCACAAGGCACTGCACAAGGTCCACAATCGGCTCAGGGAGGCGCACCAGCACAACCCGGGGCACAAGGCGGTCAACCTCAACAGGGCGCACAGGGGCAAAATCCAATAGCACAGATTCTGGCAAACTTGCCACCAGAAATCAAGCAACAAGTCGTCGCAATGAAACAGCAAGGTAAAACGGATCAACAGATTCAGAGTTTCCTGTTGCAGCATGTTGCAGCGTTGCATTCAGGACAAGCTCAACCGCAAGGTGCTGGTGCAGGTGCTCCGAAATTAGGAGTACCGCCGAAACCAATGGTACCGCCCGGACCGAGTGGAATGCCAGGCGCTTCACCAGGGGGCCAGAGCGTTCCCAATTTACAGTAGTTTGACTCAAACCGGAGATAGCACATGTCGATGACATCAGGCGAAGGCTTTTCGCAATCAAATGGCGGTATGGGTGGTCAGGGTGGTATGGATCACACTGGCGGCGACAATGGTCCTGGCTCCGAAGCCATGGATATGGTTCTCGACAATCTCGGCATGGACGAATCCGCATTTGAACAGGGAAACGAAAGCTTTGAAAGCGAAAGTCAAGACATCGACCAGCGGGTCGAACAGCGACAGCCCGCGTACCAGCCAGAAGTCCAGCGTCAGCAGCCAGGACAACAACCGCAGCGCCAGCAGCCTCAATTCCAACCTGGACAAATTACCCAGGATGCTCGCGGAAATTTCGTCGGTCCGAACGGTCAGGTTGTTGCCCGTGCAGGTATGGAAGCACGGCTCTATACCGACAACGTTCGAGCACGTGCTCAGCTTGCTCAGGAAACTCACAGAGCGCAGGACGTAACCAATAGACTTAATCGTGCAGTTGAGATCGGCCAAGAGCTTCACGGACGTGTCACACAACTACAAGAACAGTTACGCGACAGAAACGGTACAGGTGCGCGTCTCGGTCTTAATGACGGAGAGCAAATTCAAGCGTTGCAACTCGCGGCTGAGGCAAAGCGCGATCCCGTTGCTACAATTCGAAAACTTCTTACTATGGCTGCAACGGCCGGTGTGGATGTATCAAAGATTGGTATAGCGCCAGGTGGCGTTGACGCAAAGTCGCTCGTCGATATCGTTCGACAGGAAATCTCGCAGGTAACTGCACCAATTCGGCAGAGAACCGAACAAGAACAAATCCAACAGCAACGTACGCAAGCTGCACAGGCTCAGCTTCGTCAAACAGAAAGTGAGGTACATGGATTCTTCAACGAGAACCCTGGTGCTCGTCAATACATTCCCATATTTCATGCTGTACTGAGCGAACCTCAGTTTCAGAATATGTCTTTGGGGGAGGTATGGGCGAAAATTCAACTTAACATGATGCGCATGAACCAAAACAAGGGACAGCAACGCCCAAATGGTAATTCCATGCGTCGTAATCTCCCGGCAGGACGCGGAGCGCCGTTGAACTATGGTACAAACAACGTCGCTCCGGTGAATGCCTCCTACGACCAAATCTTACGTGACACACTCGACCAACTCGGCGTGGTGTGACTCACACGAACAGGAGAAAGTTTCAAAATGGCTACTCTCGACACGGTTGTGAATGCAATGCTCACGCGTAGTCGTGCGAAATTGATCATGGCCTCGGCCATCAGCGGCACCGTCTCGGCGTATTTGCACGCAAAAAAGCGTGTGGTCGTTGAGGACGGCGGGCCTCAGATCAGCAACCCGTTAATCACGGGCCTCAACCCGAACGTTACATCGATGCAGTATTACGATACTGTGCCGGTCAACCAGACCAACGAATTCATCACCGTGAACCACTTCATGTCACGCGTGGTTGGATCGCTGATCATTTCGGATCAGGAAGAAGATGAGAACCAAGGACGTGCGGCGATATTCAAGATCATCAAGGGCAAGATTATGGCTCTCGACGAATCTATTAGTCGCCAATTTGCTGCTTATCATACTTCTGTGGGTGCTGGCACCGATCCTAACGGACTGGGAAATCTTATTCCTGTCGATCCTACCAGTGGTTCTGTTGGGGGTATTAGCATGGCCGCGGAGTCCCAATGGCGGACATCCGCATACGACTTCCAAGGAACACTGACGCCAGAAAACATCGAGGAAGCCTTCGATGACATCACGGAACTCGACCTTAATCGATCTACAGACGGTCAAAGCTCACCGCAACCGTCTGTCATCTTCGCCGGTAGAAATATCTACCGAATGCACAAGGCCGCTGCCAGAGACAAGCAGCACATCGATCTACAGGCAACCGGAACTGGCAAAAAATTGGTTAATCTTGGGATCGTTGGCACGACGCATAACGGAATCCCTCTCCTGTTCGATGAAAAACTCTCTCCCAACGTCGCGTACTTCGTCAACGACGGATACATGACGTTGCATGTGCTTCGCGGCGTCAATATGAAGATTAAGAAGCTTGTCGCTCCGTGGTCGATGGATGCGACCGGCCGCCGCGTAGTGTGGGAAGGTCAGCTTTGCACGTGGAGGAACTACCGAACCCACGCGTACTTGACCAACTAACCCACATTGGGTTTGACTCACACTAAGGGAGTTTAACATGTTCCCAGCACAAGACGGCGCTCGATTGTCCTTTGTGGTTCGCGAACTACAAGGCAAAGTCAAGCGTGAAGTCTATCGTATGGTTCCCAACAAGCGAAGTGCGACCGCCACTGGTAGGCAATCGCATGAGATGCAGAAAGTGATCATGGAGGAGCCTGCGGGTTACATGGTCTACTTTCCCCGAGGGCACGTGATACGTGTTCGCGACAAGAAAACGCTTGCGTACTATGGTTTGGATCGCAAGCCTCGCATCATCAACATGGAGGGTCTGGCTGATCCGAACAGTCCGCTCGGCAGAATGATGTCTGCACAAGACGATGCAGCACGTCACGGTGCCATGGTGGACATGGAACGCATGGTCATTCAAATGGCCACTGCGAAAACCGGACCTATTCTGTTGAACGAACAGGTCATCGAGAAGGGAGAGTGAGTCATGGATCGCGATAGGAAGTTCTTTCAAAGTGGCGTCAACATGTATGTCAAGGCATGTCAGTTCGCCTGCTCGGTTATCGAAAACGAACCTGGAACGTTCGACTTGGGTTCACCTGCAACAGCTAGCGGTACGGTTTACCAAACTGCTGTTGCAGCTAACAGTGCAGCAAATACCGATGCCGCTCCGACAAATCCAATAGTTGTGGATTCGACGTACGGTAGGACTATAACCGTCACGCCGAGTGGTGTTCCTGGCAATGCTAACGTGATCGACGTTTACGGTACGGACTACCTAGGCCAGCCAATGATCGAGCGGTTCACTGGTTCAGCTGCCGCAGCGACTGCCCTAGTAGGGAAGAAAGCGTTCTATCGTATTATCAAATCACGAAACATCACGCCTTCGACAAACGCCATTACGTATTCGGTTGGATCAGGTGCGGCATTAGGTCTACCGTACAAAGGTAACATCTTCTCGTCGAGTGAATCCGGTGTGATCGTTTCCATTGCGTCGGCATTCACGTTGCCTGATCTAACCGATCCGGCGACGCGTACCACCGGCGATCCACGTGGAACGTTTACGCCAGTTGTGGCTGTCAACGGCAGACAGATTTCCGTCGATATGATGGGTGACAATTGGGTGAATGCTGCCAATAATGGTGGTCTTCACGGCATTCAGCAGTTCTACGCATAAGAATGGACACGATATAAGAGTACGCGA